TTCAATGCAGTCGTCAGACACGTTCTCGCAGTCATCCCACCTGGAAGGCGCGTACTTCAGGACCCCGCGAAGGAACGTGATGTCGTGCATTGCCGTGGCCGCACAGATACCCTCCGCGCGGCGAGCCATGACGTGATCCACCACGTCCGTTTTCTTCAAATCAGAAGCCTCCTTTTCTACAATCGGATACCGCTTCATCCGCCGAAGGCAGTACAGATGTGAATCGCCAAGCGGATCAATTTCATTCATTGCATTGATAAAACGGTCGATCAGGTCTTTCAGTTTCACTTTTGCTGCTCCTGCTAAATGGCAACGCCGCGTCCTTCTGTATTCGTTGCCGGGTAACTGTGCGGTTCATTTATGGACCGCGAATGGTTCGTTGATCTTGTACTGGGCCATCTGCTGTTCAGTCGGCACGCGCTGCTCCGTCTGTGGGCAGAAACTGCACTTGCACCACAGGGCCTCGTCTTGAGGCGTCCAGGTGATTCCGCAAGTTGGGCAGCGTCCGATTGCAGGGTTCATGCCGACCTACTCGCAATGCCGGAGTCCGTGACCACTCGCACGCCCGGATAGATCAGGTCTTCCTTGAGCACTCTGGCCTGGTTGTTCAGAAACGTCATGTTCGGCTCCAAGGCGTTCAGCGGGACAGAGCCCGCGGCGACGGCCTTGACGAGCTCCAATTTGCTGGTGACATCGGCCCGGTAGGTGGTCCTGGTGGACAACCCGGCGATCTTCGGCGTGGTAGGCGCGATGATCGGCGCCACGACGGCCGCAGCCGCAGTCTGGAGTGCTGCGGCTTTCTCCACCTTGCCCTTCTCCGCGGCCTTGGCTGCCTGCGCCTCGAGCCGTTCGCGCTCCTTCCGGGCTTCCTCTTGGGCCTTGGCTTCGGCCGCGCGCCGGATCCGCTCCTGCTCCTGCTGATAGCCCAAGACGGCCCGCTTGACGTACCCCTCGGCGTCGATCAGCGGTTGCTGGTGCCCTTTCTTCTCGGCGACCAGAGCCCGGTGAGCGTCGAATGCCCGCTTGATGTGCGGGTCGAACGTCTCGTCCAGCTTCTTCGCCAGCGCCTTGATCGCCTTCAGCCTGTCGGCGGATTCGATGTAGTGCTGCTCGCTCGTAACCCGGAATTCCTTGGCGACGGTGAGGGCGTTGCTGGTTTCCTGTACCAGTTCTGGCGTGGCGAGGTCGGTCACTTGTGCATTCCCTTCCAGGAGTAGATGTTGAGGAGCGATCGGAATATGTTCTCGTCGTTCTGTTCGGTGTAGGGGAACGCTCGATAGGTGCCGTCTCTGAGAAGCTGAAGCCCGGTGCGTTTCTTGATCTTGAGTCCAAGGCTTTCCAAAGCGCCGATCGTGTAACCGGCCGTCTGGATGGCAGTTGCCGGATCCATCGTCCAGACGCATTTCGTATCGATGAGTTCTTCCGGCACTTCGCTGTCGGTCCTGCGGGTCCCGATCAGGTCTGCTGTGCCGGCGAAGCGCAGTTTCTTCGAGTAGACAATCGGCTGGTTAAGCAAAACCCGGAAGCCAGTCTCCTGCTTGAACTTGATCCAGGCTTCGAAGAACGGCAGCACGGCCGGATCTACCGTGTCAATGTCCAGGTCCTGCCTTTCCCAGAGCGTGATGGCGGTGTCGAGCGCCTTGCCGATCTGGCGCTTGTACTCCCTCACATCGGGCATGCCGCCCACAGTGATAAGAGGCTTGATGATGGCCGTCACCGAGGGGACCAAGTAGCCGTCAATCCGGTACTCGTGCCGTTCCTCGTTGAAGCTGATTTCGGCGGGCTTCATCTGGTTGTCTAGTTGCTCTTGCACCCACTTGTCGTAGGCGTAGTCGGAATTCTTCGGATGGCCGTATGGATGCTCTGGCAGGTAGATGCCAGGCATTACTCGGGCGTTTGCTCGCCAATCCAGACAAGCACCTTGTTCACGTCGCCGAACGCGATGTCCTCCAACTTCTCGACCTTGAAGTGGGTGCACAGGGCCGATTCCTCGACCGGCGAGCCTTCGAGCTTCTTGCGGATGAACTTCAACTGTCCGGTTTCGAGCTTCTTTGACGGATCGGAAGTCGCGGCTGCAGATTTCGCCCGCGGCTGTTGAACTGCCGGACGCGCTTCGCCCTCAATGACGCCCTCTCGCACTTCTTCTGGCATATCCTCGAGGTCTTGAGCGAAGATGTCAGAGGCAGCAAGGGCGGTAAGGGTGAAATCGACCAACCCGCGCTTCTTCGCCATCTTGAGGATGGTGTTCGCAACGTCGGCGGGCTCGGTCCTGACTTGCTGGACAGTGTAGTGCCCGCCGGTCTTGCGGCCGAACTTCACGCGCCGACGATCTTCGGGAGTCTGGTCGAACTCCTCCTCGCACACAGCCCGGCGCCACTTGTACTTTTCCTCGTTGCTGGAACACTCCCCCAGTCCCGTGCCGAGGACCGTACCGCTCGTCTGGTGGGTGCCGATGCAGAAAACCCGGTAGCGGATCTCGTCCGAAGTGGAAAGGTCCGTTACCCGCGGATCCACGGCAATGCGGAACGTGGACATCAGAACTTCGGCGCCCGGCTTGAGCAGCGTCGGCTTGTCGGTGCCAGGGATGGTGTCGAAGTGCACCTTGGGCTTCATCACCGCCTGCATGACTTGCTGGATCAGGTTGACGTGCGCCTTGACTTCGACCGCCGTCAGGGCCCGCGCTTCAGGATTCAGGACTGCAATTTCACCGCTCATCTAAACCTCCTTGGTGGCGTTTACAACGTGCCCCGCGTGACAGTGCCGCCCTCGTAGAAGCACACGGCGCGGCAGAATTCCTTGTCGGGCTGGTGCGTGACCTGCACGCGCAGCCACTTCCCGGCCTTGACCTTCAAGCACTGGCACAGAAGCTCGGCTTGCTCGCGGCGTAGCGGGCGCGTCTCCTTCTCCACGGCCTCTATTCGGACCTGCTCGGCGAGGTCGGCCGGCCCGACGTAAGTGAGTAGGGCGAACAGAGCAGCCAGCCCACAGAACAGGCGTGCCCAGGACGCGGGGGCGCTCATCGGCCGCACTTCCACCGCCTGCGCGTGCCAGCAGGCGCCTTGGCGTACTCACGCCAGAATTTCGCAAGCTGGAAGCGCGCTCCCTCCAGAATATGCAGGCGCAGATACACGCGCACTCGACCCAGCGTATCCATGAGATCAACCTTGCGGCTGTAGTGCTGGTTTCCGTGCGGGCGCGTCATATCCAGTACGGCCAGAACAGCGCGTAGAGGAGGGCTATCGCCAGAATTCCTACTGCGGCCTCGCCCTTGGTCAAAATCCGAAAGGAATCATCATCACGCATGGACACATCCTAATGCGCGCGTGCATAGGCTGTCAATGCGGAAGTGCATAGGTTCCACGAGAAACCTATGCTTCAGGTCCTAACCGATTGACGTTCTTGAGCTAAATCAGGTTTTTCTTCTGGCGACGAACGGTATCACTTGCGCCGTTTCTGCATCGTGTTGCGAGGCCGCGGCGTTCACGAAGTATCGGATGTGATCTCTATTTTCGATAGTGCAAGCCCGGTAAGCGCTTATCACCAGCACTTCATCTGGTGTGAGTAAGACCAACGCTGCTGGCTGCCTCTCCCGCATCTCGATCGACCGCCCCCGAAGCTGCAAGTAGAAGCAATTTCCTGCCCTGCTCTCCAGACTGCGCCCACGCCTTCAAGATGACTAGGAACTTTTCGTCTATCCCAGCCGGCATCAACAGCTGCCACGGCTCGATCAGGAGTCCTTTGGCCAGGGCTTCTATGTGGTCGATAGAGCTAGGATGTGAGGAGCGCTCCATCCTGCTGACCGTGCTTTGGTCAATGTCCAAGCCGTGCCGCTTCGCCGCCTTTGCAACGTCCGGCTGACTGAGCTTCTTCTTCTTCCGCGCCTCCCTTGCGTTTTCGGCGACCACTTGTCTTAGTGGCTTGTTTTTAGGCATAGAAGTAGGGTACGTTGAACACCCATGCGGGAGTGCCTTGACAGAAAATGCACTTCTGCATGACACTACTGGCATGGACGAGACGATTTTCGGGACGATCAAGCGTCGCCTCGAGGAGTGCAAAGGGGATTTGCCGCGCATAGCCGAGGAGTCCGGGGTCAACATCTGGACGCTACGCAACATCCTGAACGGCAGATCCAAGAATCCTGGTGTAGATGCATGTCAAGCCCTCCTTGATTACTTTCGTGCCTACGACAAGATGATTTCGAAGCTCCGCGGGCAGGAAACTGCTGCGTGACTTCTCCTCCGTCCGCTTTTCCCCCTGAGCGGACTTTCCCCGGCTGGCTTGCAGGCTGGCCGGGGTTTCTTTTTCCATAAGGCGACAGATGAGCCTCCGCGGTAAGGAAGTCAGGCCGCTCATTTCCGAAGACCTGCACGAGCGCCTGAGCATCATGGCGGCGCACACAGACAAGCAGATCAACGAGTTTGCGGCGCGGCTGCTCGAGAAGGCGATCGCTGGCGAGTGGCATGAGGTCAGACTACTCATCGAGCGTTCCGAGCGCCTTGGAAAGCGTTGGAAGGCCGTCGAAGGTGGCGGATAGTGATCGAACGCCGTGGCGCCACAACGTCGGTTTACCAGTGTGTGCGCAAACTCCCCCTTAGTGTCCGCATGATGTCTGTGCGGAAAACGACTTTCTGTGCGGTGTCGAACACAAAGGCTTCGGAAAATGGCGGCAAGAACGGAAACGGAGCGGAGTAGGTGTCCGGTGTGTACTTCACCAAGCTGTTTTCCTCTATCACCGAGTCAACGGTTTGGTGCGAGCCGCATTCCACGAGGATTGTCTGGATAACCATGCTCGCAATGGCCGACAGAAAGGGCCGCGTCCACGGGTCAATTCCGGGGCTTGCCAATAGGGCCAGGGTTACGTTGGAGGAGTGCGAGCACGCCCTATCGCGCTTCATGTCACCAGACAAGTACAGCCGCACCCACGACAACGACGGACGCCGCATCGAGGAAATAGACGGCGGCTGGCGGCTCCTGAACTACGCCAAGTACCGGGAGATGCGGGACGCCGAAGATAGGGCGGAACAGAACCGGGAGGCCCAAGCTAGGCATAGGGAGAAAGTAAGCAAGTCTGCTGACAATCAGCCGCAATCAGCCCAAGCAGAAGCAGAAGCAGAATTACAACCACAGATTCCTTCGGAATCTGGTGCCCCAGAGTCGCACATCTTGCCCAGCAACATCCCCTACAGGGAAATCGTCGCTCTTTTCAACGAGCACATGGTTGCGCTGCCGAGGGTGCGGGAACTCACCAACAAGCGCCGGCAGTTGATTCGTAGCGCTTGGCAGGCAAGCAAGGTTCGCAGCCTATTTCCTTTCTGGAAGTGTTACTTCGAGGAATGTTCCGAGGATCCATTCCTTAACGGCACTGGCCCATACGGCAAGGGGCACGAGAACTGGCGCCCGAGTTTCGACTACCTGATGCGAAACGATGTCATCACGAAAGTCTACGAAAAGGCGATGAGCGAGCAATGAACCAGGACGAACTTCTCAGGGTCCCGCCGAACAGCACGGAGTCTGAGGCCGCGATACTCGGGGCACTGCTTCTGGACAATGAATCCTGGGAGCGCATTGGCGACGTGATATCGGCGAAGGATTTCTACAAGGGGGCCCATCGAAAGCTGTACGAGGTCATCGAGGTTCTGATTGCCAGCGGGCAGACAGCGGACCTTGTGACGGTATCCGAGGCGCTGAAGGCGGACCAGAGGCTCGATGAGGTAGGAGGGCCCGGGTACGTTGCAGAACTCGCGCAGTCGAGCATCGGCAGCGTCAACCTGCGTAAGTACGCCCAGATCGTGCGGGAGAAGGCTCTGCTGCGCTCCCTGCTCCGGGTTTGCTCAGAGGTCATGGAAACAGCTTGGAGCCCTTCCAGTGAGTCGTCTGTGGCCTTGGAAGAAGCTGAGAGGAAGATTTTCGAGCTCAGGCAGCGCAGGACCGAGCGCAAGTCAGTCACCTTCAAGCAACTGCTGGCGAATGTGTTCAATTCCATCGACGATCGCTTTCACAACAAGGGGGAGATAACCGGGCTCGCTACTGGGTTTGCCAAGGTGGACGCCATGACTGCTGGGCTGCAGCGCGGGGATCTTGTCATCGTCGCTGGCCGGCCGAGCATGGGGAAAGCGCAAAGCTTAGATTCTCTAATCAAGACCACTGGTGGGTGGGTTGAAATGGGAGCGCTTCAAGTTGGCGACGCTATCGCATCTGTTGATGGGCGCGCGTCGATTGTGACTGGAGTTTATCCGCAGGGCGTGCGGAAAGTGTACCGAATCACATTTTCGGATGGCCGCAATGCCGAGGCTTGCTCGGAGCATCTTTGGTCAGTCCGTTATCGCGGTTGGGATGTGCCGCGCACTCTGAGTACGGCGCAACTTCAGGAAATGCTTTCCCGCAGGCGCTACCAACATCGTCTCTGGGTAGATCAAGCGACTGGAGACTTTGGGCACAGCGATCCACTTCCAGTTGATCCATGGGCACTTGGAGCGCTTCTCGGAGACGCCCACATGGATAGATCATTCATATTCAGTACAGCCGAGCCGGAAATGGTGGAGCACATGGCCGAGGCTGTTGGAGGCGGTTTGGAATTGCGCCATAACGGCGCTTATGACTGGCGTATCGTCAAGAGATGCGCTAGGCGTGGCGGGGCTGAACAAAACCCGCTGTTTGAAGCAATACATTCGCTCGGCCTTCGGGGTGTTTTAAGCCAAGATAAATTCATCCCCAGAATGTATCTCGATGCTAATCGGCCCTCTAGATTAGCGCTCTTGCAGGGTCTTCTTGACACGGACGGGTGGGTAGAAAAATGGGGTAGCGTACGTTTCTGCACCACTAGTTATCGGCTCGCAAAGGACGTTGTAGAACTAGTTCGCTCGCTTGGGGGCTGGTGCTCTCTATCCGACAAACGCGCGTCATACAAATATCTTGGTACGAGGAGAGAGGGGCGCACTGCCTACGTTCTGAACATCCATCATCATGAACCGGCAAGCCTCTTCAGGCTGTCAACAAAACGAAGCCTAACTAGAGAACGGCAGCGGATATTCCGGCCAGTCATCGTGTCCATTACTGAGTCGCGCAGAGTGCCGACACAGTGCATCGCTGTTTCTCATCCCTCACGCCTCTACATTACGAACGACTACGTTGTCACGCATAACACCAGTTTTGCAATGAACGTGGCCGAGCACGTAGCAATCGAGAAGCGCTTGCCGGTCGCTGTTTTCTCCATCGAGATGACCGACGTGCAGTTGGTGCAGCGCATGCTTGGCTCAGTGGGGCGCATTGACCAGCACCGGCTTAGAACCGGGATGCTGACGGACGAGGACTGGCGCAAGACGAGCGAAGCCATGTCGCGGCTGCATGACTGCCCCTTTGTGATCGAGGAGACGGTGCAGTTGACCATCACGGAGCTTAGGGCGAGGGCCAGGCGCATCGCAAAGGACAACCCGGGCTTGGCGCTCATCATCATCGACTACCTGCAGCTGATGGCTTCGAGCGCCAAGACTCAATCGGAGAGGACGCAAGAGATCGGCGACATTTCCCGCGGCCTGAAGGCATTGGCGAAAGAGTTGGACATCCCGATCATGGCTCTATCGCAGTTGAATCGAGCGGTAGAGCAGCGGATCAACAAGAGGCCAATGAGTTCGGATCTTCGGGACTCAGGCTCAATCGAGCAGGACGCCGACGTGATCGTGTTCCTGTACCGGGACGACATCTATCACCAAGAATCGGATGCGGCCGGATATGCCGAGGCGATCATCGGCAAGCAAAGGAACGGGGCAACTGGGACCGTGTACCTGCGTTTCGTGAAAGAGGAGACGCGCTTTGAAACGTCGGACTGGAAACCACCGATCAAGCAGCGCAAGAAAAAGGCAGGCTTTCAAGCGCAGCCAGAACTGCAGCAGCGTGCGGACATAGACGGATGATTCTCCCGGAACAGGTGCCGCAACTACTCGAGGATCTTCGCGCCTACATGACGGAGGTCTGCGAAGTGAGTCTCGCGGACTGGCAGGACAACCCGAATTCAGGCGCTTGGGTGAAGTTCAGGCTCCCGGATGAGAAGCACTTGGAGATTTACCGCGGGAAGTATCGAGCGGGCAGGACCCAGAAGTTCGGGCAGCGCTACCACATGATGCTAATCGAGATCAACGACGACGAGATGCCAATGCCAAACGAACCGGAAGTGAAAGCCAGGAAACTGAGTCAGATTGCCGGCGGCTTGTGCCATGACGCCAAGTTCCGCGCGTGGTGCGAGTCCCAGTACGGCGAGCCTTGCCCGGATGAAGCGGCAGCGGCGCAGTTGATCCGCGAGGTCTGCGGGGTCGAGTCGCGGTCTTACTTGGATGTGGACATGGACGCGGCTAAGGTGTTCCGGGACTTGCTCGCGGACTATGACAAGGCGAAAGATGGCCAGCAAGCCGGAGCGTGAGTGGATGGATGCCATAACCCGGATGGGCTGCATCGTTTGCATCCTGCAGGGCTATTGGCATACACCGGGCGTCCCGCACCATCTGCTGACGGATGGAGGTAGGCGCCGCGGGCACCTGTTCACGATCTGCTTATGTGATCCTGGGCACCATCAAAATGCGCCAGCACGAAGCGGGAAGATAAGCAGGCACCCCAACAAGTTCCGGTTTGAGGCTGCTTATGGCACCGAGGAATCGCTACTCGAGCGCACGCAGGAAATGGTGAGGGCTACCGCATGACTCTCGCGGTGCGATGGACCGAGGATCAGCTGGCGGACTTTGAACGGCGCCGCAAAGAGTTCAAGGGCGTTGACATTGATGCGGTGCATAGCAAGCCTCGGCCGGCGCCAAGCCCGGTTAAGGAAAGCAAGATAGAGCGCCGGTTTGCGCAGCAGTTGGCGGAATCCGGGCTCCCCGGGCACCAGCGCAACTACTTCTTTCTGCACGATCGGGACTTAGAGCTCGACTTCGCTTGGCCAGGCCGGAAAGTGGCGGTAGAGATTCAGGGTATGGCGCATCGTATCAAGGGCAAGTTCAAGCGCGACATTGAAAAGCGGGCCCTTGCCTTGCTGGCTGGCTGGAAATTGCTAGAGTTGGATGGAGCAAGCGTACGTGACGGCCGCGGCCTTGAATGGCTGCGGCAATTACTCGGGTAAACTGTCGCGCCGGATGAGCCAGGATCCCTCGGGCTCAGCTGGAAGTCCCCCGGGCCTTGCAGGGTCCGGGGGGCGATTCTCAGGCGGCTAGCTGGCGCCTTACGAAGTCTGCCAGGATGTCAGGCACCACGGCCGGCGTAGGCTTCGCTTGTTCCGCATGGTATCGCGCCGAAGCTGCAGCACTCGCACGCGCTACGGATAGCGCTACCTTGCGCTCCTGCTTTCCAAGTCTGGTATGTGACGGGAAGAAACCGGCTTGCGGCGTCACGGGACTGGCCACGGGCTCGCGCTTGTAGCCGGCCGCGATGAAGTCCCGGACCAGCTTAGACGGATAGGGCAGTCCGGGCGCCCCGTGAGTCCAAGCCGGGAACGTGGCAGGCGCCCCGGGCTTGAAAGCCCATCCTGCAGCGATGCCGGACTTAGCGTGCGCTACATGGCCAGCGTATGCCGCAGCGCTCGCCTTGGGCCCCGCAGGCTCGCCCCGTGGCCATCCCGCGAAACCCGGGCTTTCAGGGTCCGGGATCCGCGTTTCGCCTTCATAGGTCCAGCCGGAAAAGCTGTCCGTGTATTTGCAGCTTGTGCAGGTACACATTAGGCGGCGCTCCTTTCCTCTATGTAGTAATCCCAAGGTGCATCTTCGTAACCCGGCAACATCCTGATAGCAGCGTGGCGGATGGACTCGAGCAGGCGGTAGGATACGGACTGTTCCCAATCTTCCGTTTCGCAGGACTGATAGGTGAGGCCGTCGCACATTTTCAAGATGGCGATGGGCTTTAGGGCCCAGTTGACGTGATTGAAGTGCGCCGGCTGCACGATGATATGGAGCGGCTTGATACATGGGCCGGGTAGCGAGTCCCATGTATCGCTGGGGTAGCGAGCCCGCACGCTGCGGATGTTTTCTTGGTACAGCGTATCGGCGTACAGCGTGGCGAGCTCGGCAGGATTGAAATTCTCGAGTCCGCGCAGCTTTGCCTCTGGGTGAGTCAGTCCATTGATATAGCGCGGATCCACTCGCCATTCGCGCCCATGCCTGCGAGAAGCGGCAAACACGGCCAGCGCTATGAAGTGGTCAGGACTGCAGATGTATGCACTCATGGAATCCCCCTATGCGGCTAGTTGCTGGGCGACTTCAACTTGCCCGGCGTGGAACAAGTAGCAAACCGGGAACCATTCCGGGCCCCGTACCTCGGCGCCTTGCATCATGGCGACTTGGGCGAGATCCGAAACCCGGGCGCCTTCAGGGATTGCCAGGTGCCGCGGAGTTCCCCAAATCGGGAATCCTTGCTCGCCCTTGCGTACAGGCGTGCCGGCATCTTTCCATGCGGCGAACGTGCGGAAATCGGATTGGCCGGTTTGCTCGCTGTAATAGGCGACGATCGCGGCATTGACGTTCGGAAACTTTCCGGCTTTGACAAGGGGCCGCAGCGCCTTGCTGATCGCCTTCAATTCATTCCTGCGGGGATTGGGCTTGTGTTGCATGATTCCCTCCTGAGTGATCCGGCTTGCAGGCCGGCAGTGCGTTAGATCGAGCGATTGAATCCAGCTAACCCGGACAGCAGCATCATGCGAGCGTGCGGCTTGATACCTGCTAGGCGGGTCGCTGTGTAAACCCGGAAAAGGTCTGCATCGCGCTGGTCTGCACTCAACTGTTTCCAGCTGAGTGCGTAGGCGTGCGCGGGCATCGTGGCGGCTTGGCGGTTCATTCCCAGTACGTTCCGCCGAGGGCGCCACGGACCTTGACCATCCCCATGTCGCGCATGACTTGATCGCGGTCCCTGCGTGCCTTGTTGCGCATGGCGCGCTTGTTGTCTTCGGCGAGCACTACCGCTTGCGCGTCAGACGTGGAAAGGCCCTGATCCTCGAGTGCTAGAACCCGGGCTGCGTAAGACTTCGTATTCATGTTGTCGCCCTCCTGGTTAGTGGCCCTTGCAGGGGCCGATGAGTGAATTATATGCATATATGCATAGATCAAGTCAAGGGGAAAATAGTTCCCAGCAAACCCGGCCCTCGAGGATCCCGCCTTACCAGTTGACGAAACCCGGACATGGGGTTAGGTAGTCATGCACCTACGCATTGAGGCGCCATGCTCGAAACCCGGCCGCAGGTTGAAAGGTCTTCCGTCAAACCCGGCCGTATGGAGCGCCCTCCATGCTCTACGTGCTCTAAGGCGTGTCCTACTCTCCGCGGCGCCCCTTACCCTTCCCACTCCTCAGCGCTTCCCTCAGCCCACCCTCGCAAGCCGGCGCCGCACTCCAGCCAGGTCAAGCGCCTAACTCCCCAAGAGCTCGGCCACTCAGCCGGGGCGGAAGGCAGTAGGCCAGGGGGAAGGGTGATAGGCAAACTCAATCGCCGCGTGCGCGCAGATAGATCAGCGAATGGGCGCGGACATGGGAAGGGGCACGCACCGCAGCGCAGCATTGGGCGATCGGCCGGCGGATACAGGCACCGAACATCACGCAACCCATTGATAGTGCGTGCCTCTCGCTGCTACCAGTCAGAGCAGCGCATGCACATCAGCCCAGCTGCAGGCCGAGGAGCGCCAGGCCAGAGGCAATCGGCCCACCCCCACCGGGGCTTCCGCTGTCACCCATGCCGTAGATCAGCCGAGGGATAGGAACCCCACCCCAATGCCACACGTTGATCCAATCAAGCGGCGCGAATACTTGCGTAGGAAGGACGCGAGGAAATCCAGGACAGCGAGCAAGAAGGCGCAGCTGAGACGTAGGTATTACGCGAACAGGGAAGTGATCCTAGCCAAGAAGAAGGAATACCGCAGGACGGAGCGTGGGCGAGCAGTAGAGCGCGCGTATTTTTCTCGGCCTCACGCGCGGCTCGGCATGAGGCTCAGGAGTCGAATCTGGCGCATCTTGAAGAAGCGCCCACAGGGCGTGAGCGCGGTCGGGCTGCTCGGCTGCTCCGCGAAGGAGGCCGTTGCCCACATCGAGCGGCAATTCCAGCGCGGCATGACGTGGGCGAATTGGGGCGAGTGGCACGTAGACCACATCCGGCCGCTGTCTGGTTTTGACCTTCGAGATCCGGCGCAAGCCGCGGGCGCCTGCCACTTCACGAACCTGCAACCGCTCTGGGCCAAGGACAACATGGCCAAGGGCGCGAAGGCGGTTTACCTCCTATGAAACCGCCGAAGTGCCGAAACTGCGGCGCGGCCGAGTGGCGTCACATCTGCGCATCTAACGGAGCATCTAACACATGCACCACAAACGAGGTAAGGGGAAGTCGGCGCGTGCGGGTTGCAAGATGTGCAAGCCGAACAAGCTCGGCCGTGGGCTTGAGCACGAACTCGGGCACCGCGGGTTCGGGAAACTCAGGCGGGAGCGCGCCGCAGCCTGGGACGAAAAAGCAGCGTTGGGATAGGGAGAAGTACAACGCCTACCAGCGTGGGTTGATGCGGGCTCGTCGGGCTGCGCGGCGGGTTTCGGCATGAGCCCGATGATCTGCGTCAGGAAGAAGGACAAGCAGGCCGGGTGGCTGTCTATCGACTTCCAGGACGATGAGGAGATCGAGGCCGTGATCGTGATTCCGACCTTTGGACCGGACCACAACGCCGGGATGGACTGCTGGTGCCACCCGAGCCGGGAAGAAGCTGGCGTCATCGTGCATAACGAGCACCACTGATGAGCGCGAAGCTCCTTGAGTTCCCTGAACGAGACGTAACCGATGTTCCCCGCGGTTTGCGCTCATTGGCCGACAGCATCATGAACGGTGAGTTCGGCGGCGCCCACAACCTCGTTTGGGTTATCGACTGCGGGGACGGAAGGATTGAGATTGGACTACTCGGGCAAGCTGCCGAGACAGGCCCGGTAGCTCACTTCCTGATGTGCCTTGCCCAGCAGAAGTTGCTGAGCGGGACCTTGAAGGAGGGGGCATGAAGCACATCAGCCACTTTCTCGCCAAGCTGGGGCTCGTGAAGGAGCCGGGTTGGCTGCCCAAGACAGCGAGCCCGAGGGACATCTACCAGTTCGGCTACGAGAACGGGATGGCCTGGGGGGAGGTAGTTGGGAGGAAGCAAGCCTTCGACGACCTGATGGAGCACCTGAGATTGAGCGGGAGGACGCTGGAGGAAGCTCAAGCAGCGGACGTGGTGGCTGTACGGGCAAAGAGCACGCACTGATGACCGAACCGACTTCGACCGCGCAGGATCAACCGGCTGTCGCTTCTCCTCCCCCCCCTGGGGCGCAGACGCCTGCGCGGCCGAACCCAGTTCTGGGGAAGCCCCTGACTGCCAAGCAGCAGACCATATACGACCTCTCCCGCCCGTTTTCCGAAGGTGGGCAGGGTAAGAAGCGCATCGAAGTCGCGGCGATCATGGGGATTTCCGTGCCGGTTGTCTCCAAGACCCTCGCGGTGGTCTACCGCAAACTCGGTTTTCCGAAGCGCCCGGGTTCCAGGTTGAGGCTTACCGAACTGCAGCAGCCGGAAGTCGCGGCTGCGGCCATCGAAGCCGCCGCGGATCCTTGGGCTGACTCCATGAAGCAGGCGATCGACAAGGCGAACGAGCAGCTGAAACTCGCCGGGCTTCCAGCGAAGGTCACTGAATCCCTTGTCCGACGACTCCGGGTGAAATATTGCAACGCGGTCTACGCCGCGAAGGACCTGCGGACCAAGGAAATCCTGGAGATGCTGGGCAAGAAGATCGACCTTGCAGCCTTCTACCTGGATGACAAGGTGATGGCCGAGGCTTCAGCCAGGGACCTCATGCTCGGCATGACTGCCTTGGTAGAAAAACGCAACCTCCTGCGCGGGGAGCCGACTCAGATCATCAGCGACCATGAGCGGGCGAAGATCCACGAGCTCGTGCCGAAACTGCTTGAGGAAGCAAGGCGCCGCGGCCTGACGGTCGAAGGCGAAGTAACCGGGAAATCCATTGAACCTCTCGGAACTGCAGCCTAGTAACGTCGGCAGTCTCAACGACGACCAGCTGCGCGAGTTGCTGGCCTCTACCCTTTCCATCGTCGAGGAAGACCGTAAGCAATCGCAGTTGAGATTTTATCGGCCGGTTTCCACGAAGTCTCAGCAGTTCCACGACTCCAATGGCCGGGTTGTCGCTGCCGGCGGCGGAAACGGCTCTGCCAAGACGGAGACGATGCTGGTCGAAGTCGTGATGTGCGCTACCGGCATATTCCCGGACTCCCAGAAGCATCTCATTGACCAGAAGTTCCGCGGTCCGATTCAGTGCCGGGTGACGGTCGAATCCCTCACCACGACCCTGGACCCGATCATCCTGCCGAAGCTCCAATACTTCAAATGGTCAGGGACCGACAGACCTGGAGGGGCTAGGGGTCACTGGGGCTGGGTGCCGAAGAACTGCCTGATCGACGGGGAGTGGGACCGCAGCTACTCGAACAAGCTGCGGATTCTGCGGGTGCTGTGCCGAGATCCGCACAACCCGGAGAAGATTCTGGGGGAGTCAACCATCCAGTTCATGTCGCTGGACCAGGACTCAACCGACTTCGCTTCCGGCGACTTTCACATCTGCGCGCATGACGAACCGCCGAGTTTGGCGATCTGGCGGGAGAACGAAGCCAGGACGATGCGCGTGGACGGCCGGATGCTGCTGGCGATGACGTGGCCGGATGATCCGAGCATTGCGGTGGACTGGCTCTACGACGAAATCTACGAGCCCGGGCGTTCAGGCAACGACCCGACGATCACCTGGATCGAGCTCTGGACCACGGAAAACCCGCACCTGAAGCAAGAGGCTGTGTCAGCACAGGCCGAGAAGTGGTCAACAGAGATCACGAACGTCAGGATCTACGGCAGGCCGATTAGGTTCTCTAACAGGATTCACCCCGACTTCACGCACGACACTAAGACGTGGTGCTTTGCCTGCGGGAAGTCGGTTGTCAAGGTCACGAGTCCGAAACCCTCCTGCGGCATCTGCGGGAACGAGAATGTTGTGGACTACAACCACGTCGAGGACTTTGCTCACTCGAATACGTGGCCGGTTGTGTACTTGCTGGACCCTCACCCTCGCAAGCCGCACTACATGATCTGGGTGCAGGTTGACCCGAACGATGACTGGTGGTTGCTCGCCGACAAGCAGGTAGAGGGCGACTGCGTGGAAACCCGGGATGCCGTGTTCAAGTTGGAGAAGGAAATGGGCCTGTTCGTCGCGCAGCGATGGCTCGATCCGAACATGGGCGCCAGTCCGTCCGGTCAGAAGCGGGAAGTCACCTGGCAGGACGAGTTCAACACTGCCGGCCTGAAGTGCGACCTTGCCAGCGATACCGATGTTGGCCGCTCCAGGATCAACCAGTACATGAAGCCGGACAAGGACACGCTGCGCCCGCGGATCAAGATTCACCAGCGCTGCAAGGACACGATCTACCAACTGGAGCGGTATTCGTGGGCCGACTTCTCGAAGAACGTGGACCGCGGAATGAAGCAGGTTCCGAAGGACAAGTACGACGATGGCCCGACGTTGCTCAAGTACCTCGCCAACTCGGACCCAGTATTCCGATTCTTGAAGCAGGGCGCTCCGGTGCTGAAGCGTGCCGGGCGTAGAACAGGGAGCTACTAGATGGCCGCTTCATTCACCTGCGACGGTTGCAGCCTGATCGTGGACAAGCCGGTGAAGGTCGGCTTCGTGATTCCGAGGGAATACTGCCAGAAGTGCGCGGCGAAGGCGAAAGCCTTTCTCGATGCCGAGGAAGCCGAGCGCATGGCTTTGAGCAGTGTGTTCGCTGGCAAGCGCGAGAAGCTGATCGCGCAGTACGGCGCCGACAATTTCCTCCTGCCGGACGTTCCATGATCGAGCGCGAAGCCGTAGTGTGGTGCCCATCGTGCAAGGCGGACAAGTACGAGATTCGCCGCATTCCCACTGGGCAGGAGGGCGTATTCCGGCACGTCACGTTTCCTGAATCTATCCCGGCCGAAGCAAAGAAGTTCTGCATGTGCGGCGCGGTGCTGGAAAGGAAACCATGAAGCCCTACAAGATCGGCGGACTGTGTTCGATTTGCGAAGCGCCGTGCTTCGAGATTATGGCGGTCTGGGATGCTGGCGAGAAGAACGAGGGCGAGCCGAAGCGCATGGGGCCACCGATGAACGATTCGGTACGGGTGACGTTCCTGCTATTCGATGGGCGCCGGACGGACATGACGGTGTGCGGTGCTTGCGCTGGAAGCCTTGACCCGCAGTGGTACGCGCTCCTATGGAGAAAGAACCTCGCCGGGTACATGCGCGAGCAGGACGGGAACTCGGAGAAGTTCAAGCACCAGTTTCAGAATGGCATCCTGTGTGAATTGAGACGTACAACCTGGGAAGACCTTGTGGAGATGAATCGTGGCCGCTAACCCCCAAATGATCGAAGGCTTGAAGGTGCGGCGTGAGCGTCCGCGAGTGGAGTCTTTTGCGAGGCTGGACAAGAAAGCCATCTTCCAGCGCATCAAGACGTTCTACGACGATGACAACCAGAACCGGACTTCTGAGATCGACGCAAGGCTGCAGCGCTACGCCAAGTACCGCATGTGGACGGAGCCGAAGGATTGGCCGTGGGAGGGAAGTACCAATTTTGCCAACCCGGACATGATGACGGCGAGCATGCGGCTGCAGGACACGCTGCACAACGCCGTTATGTCTTCTCGTCCCCCGGTGATGGCGAAGGCGACGAAGAAGCACGACGCAGACAAGGCGGAGAAGGTTGACCACCTGATCGACTATCAGATGTTCGTTGAGCAGCCAGGGGAGGAGACAGTCGGCATCCTCGCCCATGACTTCGTGAACGAAGGCTTCTTCACTGCCTACGTTCCGTGGGTCAAGGAAAGCCGCCAAGTGATCGACGTGATGGTGCTGGGGCCGCTGAATCCACAGTTACCGCCGGTCGAGGGTTTCGTTCAATTCCTGCAAGGTACGTTCCCGAAAGCTGAGTTGATCCCGAGCAAGGAAGGCTGGGACTTCGAGATCCGCGAGGAGAAGAAGAAGCACCGGGCTTCATTCTTCACCCGTCCTGACGGCGATGTTGAAGTCGAGATCGAGCGCGAGGCTATCCGCTTCGAGGGTCCGCGGGTCATTCCGAAGGACGTTCAGGACGTGCTGCATCCGGCGCGGTGCGAGAATCTGCAGATTCCAGGCCCCTCGAATCCGATGGGGGCTTCGCACGTCATTCTCCGGGATTTCCCGAGCATCGACGAGATCAAGCGATTGGCGAAGGGCGACCATCCGTTCTACGACATGCCGGCGCAGGATGACTTGGACAAACTGGGCATCAAGCGCATGGACGAGACGTACCAGGAACGCGCCCAGCAAAAAGACATCATGCAGGGGGTCACTGACCAGCAGGACAAGCCGAAGACCGCCGAATCGCACAAGCAGCTAACCCGGCTGATGGTGTTCGACTGCTACGACATCGACGGCGACGGAGTAGACGAGGACGTGATCTGGTGGGTGATCCTGGAGACGGAAACTCTGCTCCGGGCTCGTTACCTGACGCAGATGTTCCCCTCAAACCCACCAATCCGGCCGCTTGCCGAGGCGCACCTTTTTCCGGTTCCTGGGCGCCGGTACTCCATCGGGCTCTTGGAAATGATGGAAGGCGTCCACGACTTGCAGAAGCAGTTCTTCGACCAGGGTGGGGATGCAGGGACGATTGCCAACGCTCCGTTCGGGTTCTACCGAGCAACCTCGAACATGCGGCCTGAAGTCATCCGCTTGTGGCCTGGGGAGATGTACCCGCTGAACGACCCGAAGAACGATGTCAGTTTCCCGTCACTCGGCAACCAGAACCAATCCTTCATGTTCAACATGGTGGGGCTGCTTCAGCAGATGGAGGAGCGGCTGACGACTATTGGGGAGCTACAACTGGGCCGGGTTCCCCACGGCAAGGCTTCAGCCCTTCGGACTGTATCCGGGATGCAGACCGTGCTTTCCCAAGGCGATGCGAGGCCGGAGAGGGTGTTGCGGCGCTTCTTCATCGGGCTCACGCAGATTTGGAAGATTTGCCACACGCTCAACCAGGCGTTCCTGCCGAAGAACAAGCAGTACATGATCGGCGGCTACGTGGAGCCCGGGAAGGACCCCTACGGCGTCATTGAGGGACCGCAGAAGATCCAAGGCTCGTTCATGTTCGACTTCTCGGCCAATGCCCTCAATACGAGCAAGGAAGCGCTCCAGATGGCCCTGCAGGACTTGATGGGGGTCTACGTGAGCGAACTGGCAATCACGTTGGGGATCATCAAGCCGGACGGGGTTTACAGGCTGTTCCGGGACTACGGGAAGGCCAAGGGACCGGACCCGGACAAGTACCTCTCCCCGCCGAGCCCGATGGCATGGCAGCCGCCTATCTTCGTCGAGGAAGCCTTGGCGATGATGTTCGACGGACAGATTCCTCAGGGCTCTCCAGCGGAAGGGGCTCAGGGACATCTGCAGAAGCTCCTTGAGTTCACTAAGGCGGACGAGTTCGGGATGATGCCGACGCAGTACGTGGCGACCGTGTTCAAGCCATACGTTGAGCGGGTAGCGCAGCTGGCACAGCAGGAAGCCCTGCAGGCGCAGTTGATGCAGGCAGCCCAGCAGTTCGGCCCGAGGGTCCAGCAACCCGGGAAGTCAGGGCCGGCTGCAGGACCGCAGGCACCGGGCGGTATGCCTATGCTGCAGGGCTCCGAGATGATGGATGAGTCGCTTCCTGGCGCTGGCGGTGGGGCTAACACGGTGGCCGCATGATTACTGACCGGAAGGAGTTTTCAGAGACGCTGCAGAAGCGCCACACCGAGCAGCAAGCCCGGATCTTGCCGATGGCCCGGTTGCTGGCTGGTGCTGCCCCGGTCATGGACAAGCTATCTAGGACCGAGGAGTGGACCCGGTACTGCACCTACCTGCAGGGCATGTCCGAGCAGTTCGCCGGCCGCAAGCAGGTAGCGCTGCAGAAACTCGGCGACCCTTCAATCACGAAGGACGAGGACATCAGGAAGCTCCGGCAGGACGTGTTCATTGCAGACATCAGCATGGACACCTTGAAGCTAGCGATCGAGCTCCCCGCGGCGATCCTTGCAGGAGGGAAAGAGGCCGACGAGTTCATTCGCAATCTAGAGAGGAAGAATGAGGCTGCCAGCAATACACAGTCATAACGCTAATGATGGGCGGATGTTGGCGCGCGAGAGAATGTCGCCGGATGAATTCAAGGCGAATGCTCGTAAATTTGCGCGATTTCAAGCACAGGCCAGAGAGAATCCGACGCAAGCCGAATTAGCGGTTAAAGCGGCCCTTGATAGGTTGCACGTCAAATACGTTTTCCAAAAGGGCTTTCTGCGTGACCGGACGCTTCGGCTTGTCGATTTCTATTTCCCGAGTCCACTCATGGTTTGCCTAGAGGTCGATGGTGGATACCACGAGAATCAGCGTGGCTACGATGCATATCGAGAGTCACGGATTGCAAAGCAAAGGAAAAACAAACTCTCATTCGTGCGAGTGACAAATGATTGGGTGTTTGCACAAAACGACCTACCTACCGCCTTGGAGCGTCTTCTTGAAACTACCAGACAAACTCACTCGTAGAGCGGTCAAGCAGTTCTTCGAGAAAATCCCGGAAGCCAAGTGGGAATACTGGTTCCGGCATGAGAAGGAGAACGGTCTGTTCGAATTGCGGGTCAAGGGCCCATTCGAGAAGGCGTACTACAACAGCGAAGGCGTCAAGGAATGGTTGCTGACTGAAGGACACTATTCACCTTCAGATTTCATTGCTGCCCCAGATGCTGGTGGCTGGGTAGGTCCAGTCACTCGCAGGCACGCAATGGCTGCATAGCACACCGCTAGAAATCCCTGCAAAAACCGCGTCTTGCCATTGTGGGCAATAGGTTTGTCCGCAACGGTCGTATTTGGCTGGCCGACGCAGCCCGTGAACGAGGACGTAAGCTCGATGACTGGAAAAGCTGGCGCTGGAGCCGGAGAAGATTCCGGCCAGGCAGGAAGTGGCGCTCCTGCAGGTGGATCATCGGAAGATGGTTCGGAGAACGACGACAAGCCGATTACGGCAAAGCAACTCAAGGCGGCGCTGGAAAGTCAGAAGCGCCACTACGAGGGGCAATTAGCCGGTCAGCGAGCAGAGTTCGAGTCCTTCAAGGAAGGCGTCGGCAAGAGCCAACCTGCTAAGGGCGCCGAGCCCAAGCGATACACGCGGCAGGATTTGAAGGCTGCGGTGGACGCAGGGCAGATCAGCCAGGAACAGGCAGATGATGTCTGGTCCACGCAGGTCGGAAACGACGCCGTAGAGAGGGCTACGAAGGCCGCAACCGACGCCGTTTCTCAGCGAGCGACCAAGGAGCGCATCGACACCGACATCAGTTCGTACAAGCGGCTCAAGCCCGAGATCATGGAAAACGGGTCGGAAGTCCGGGAGAAAGTCCGAGAGGAATACAACTACCTTGTTGGCCTCGGAGCTCCGGGAAACACGGCAACCGAACTAGCAGCGATCCGGGCAGTGCTGGGCCCACTGGAAAAGCTCGAGAAATCATCCGGCGCAAGGCGCGCAGAAGATCACGACCAGCAAGGCGGGTCGGACACTGGCGGCAAGCCAAGAGGCGGATCGAGCAAGAAACTGGTGGACCACCTTGATGCAAGGGCGAAAGAGCACTACGACAAAGGCATCAAGCAGGGCCGCTACAAGGACTGGACGGAAGTCGAAGCGGAGTTGAAGTTCGCAACTCCTGCGCGCCGTGCTCAGATGGGCTTACCCGTTTGAGTCGTTCTCCAAACCATCTGCCGGTATCCGATTCCAGTCACAAGGGATAGGCCGGTGGAGATCATCGTTCCAGGCAGTTATACCCCGCAGGACATACAGCGGGCGCATGTGAAAAGCCTGGAGTTCAGGCGCAACCCGTACACGACGGGCTCTGCAAACCTGGACAACATGATCGCACTGCAGAAAGCAGTTCTCCTTTGTGACACGCACGTTCGCAAGTTCAACGCCAAGGCTGCCAAGTATCGGCGGCACCCGACGAAGAACCTGCAGCGCGTGCGAGGAAATTGCGAAGTGTGCAGAGAGTTCACGTTGACGCACTTGTTCATTTGCGAGCGGGACGCCCATGAAGAACAGGCGAAGCTAGACAAGTGGCGGCGCGGCATCGAGTACTCGCACTTCGTAAGGCAATAGGAGCGACACATGGAGTACGCATACGACCTGGCTGGCGGATCAACCGCCGTCATCAAGAAGTATCAGGTCGCCGCGACCAATACGACCGCACTCGGGAAGCCGTACCTGGTCCCGGTGTCGAACGGTACTGGTCTGGTGACTTCCACCACGACGGGAGCAGCCAAGGCAGTCGGCGTCAACGTCGATCTACCTGGTACTTACGTCACGGCGCAGCAATCCGACAACTCGGACACGGAACGGCTGACGAGCATCATTCTCAGCCCGCTTGCCGTCTACCGGATGCTCATGTCCGGCGGGGCGACCGAAGGGACTGCCCTGCAAATCTTCACCGCGGAATCCGGCGGCTCGGATGGCCTGACGGTGGTGATGGACGACAGCGTTGCCAGCCCTCAGATGGACGAGGGCACGCTGTTCGGCTACAGCGGCACGAACCTCGGGGTTTCGAAGAAGATCACTTCCACTTCGACCACGACCGCCACGGTCATTGTGGCCCTCCCTCGGGATGCGGTTGCCGGGGACGAGTTCCTGATCGCGCCGTACAACCCCCTCCAGGGGATCACGCTGCAACTGACGACCCTGCTTACCCAAGCGGATGCGTCGATTGCGGTCGGAACTGGTGCGGCCTTCAAGACCATCGAACTCGAATTCAGAGACAAGAGCGCCGAAGGCAGAAGCAACAGCTACGTGTACGCGATGCTTGCGAACCACGTCCTGACCGCCACTCTGGCCGACAGCTAACCCGGGAACCTAGGAGACCAACATGGCAACCCCAATGCAATCAGCGCAGTTCGGGGATCTTCTGGACCCGAGGTTCACGAAGATTTTCCACGAGGAGAAGGACGCAGTTCCGTCGATGATCGGGGACATCTACACGATGGTCCCGCACAACGGCCGGCAGAACATGACCTGGAGCGAGGTCGGAACGCTGCCGGACTGGTCGGAATTCACCGGAACGATTCCGTTCAACAGCCTGAACCAAGGCTACGACGTGACGATGACGTTCGTGGAGTTTGCGAACGGCATCCAGGTCGAGCGGAAGCTGTTCGATGACGACCAGTATCAGATCATGGACCAGCGGCCGAGAGGGCTCGGGGCCTCGTATTCGAGGACCCGGGAGAAGCACGCCTTTCGCCTCTTCAACAACGCTTTCGGCGTGGATTCGTTCTTCTACGCGCACTCGGAAGGCGTTGCGCTGGCCTCCAACTCCCACACCACGACCTCCGGGGCTTCGACTGCTACGGGATTCGACAACCTGACCACGGCTTCACTGACGGCTACCGCTGTCGCTGCAGCCCGGATTCAGATGATCGACTTCCGCGGCGACCAAGCCGAGAAGATCGACGTGACTCCGGACGAGCTCTGGTATCCGCCGAACCTCTACGAGAACGCCTACGAGATCATGAAGGCGTCCGGGAAGGTCGATACCGCCAACAACAACCCGAACGTCCACCAGGGCCAGTACAAGGGCTATGAGTGCCGGTACTTCACCGACACGAACAACTGGTTCATGTGCGATGGCCGCATGCGGAAGATGTACGTCTTCTGGGCTGATCGCGTGCCGGTCGAGTTTGCGATGGTCGAGGACTTCGACACGCTCGTTGCCAAGTGGCGCGGGTACAGCCGCTACGCCAACGTCTACACGAACTGGCGCTGGCTGCTCGGCTCCCAGGTGACGTGATGGCCAGGCGCAAACGCGGTGGGAAGCGGAGGTACTGATGCCGAATCCAAACTGGAACAACATGCACGGCGCCAATCGGAAAGGCACCGGGGGCCATAGCAACAAGGCTCCCGGCTCCAAGCCGAACGAGTCCATGCCGGAGAAGACCGCGGCATGGCCAGGGCTACCCGGCAAAGCTCAGGGAAAGGATCGCTCTGGCGGAACCGCGAAAGTGGGGCCGCTGGGGCCTTTTCATGTGAAGAAGGACGGCATTTAGTGGCAATGCCGAAAGGCAGCGCACTCCCGCGTCCACAGTAAAGGAGAAGCAATCATGCCAGTCAACGCATTCTCGAACTACCCGAGCGGTTTCAGCCACGGCGTAACGCTGCACGGCCTGCCTGTTCTCAATGTCCACTTCGGCAATGTCTGGTGGGTTCATAGCGTCTCCGGGACAAATACTGGCGGTGCGAACGGCTCTCGAAACCAGCCGTTTGCCACCCTGGATTACGCAATCGGGAAATCTGGGGACAACGGTGGCGCCAACAACGGCGACATCATCATGGTCGGCCCGAATCACGCCGAGACGATTACGGGGGCCGGCGGCATCACGGCGGACGTAGCCGGACAGTCGATCATCGGTATGGGCACGTACAACCAGCGCCCGCGTTTCCTGATGGATGGTGGGACGGCCGTAACGGCCGCAGTCTCTGCTGCAGATGTGACATTCAGCAATCTCGTGTTCGCTGCCGGACATAGCGACATCGTTACCTGCTTCAATGTCAGTGCTGTCGGCTGCACTCTGGATCGTGTCGAGTTCGCCGATAACACGACGGACGAGGACTGGCTGGTATGCGTCAAAGCACTCGGCGCCGACAACACGGCAGACGGTCTGAAGGTGGTCAATTCCCGGTGGGTGTCTCCAGACGCAGGAGCTACAGAGATGGTCGAGATTACCGGCAACCTCGCCGATCTGGTGCTCGCCCACAACTTCGTTTCTCACCTTGGCGTAGCCTCGCCGATCGTCCAGTCGCTCACCACGAAGAACATCACCAATGCCCTGATCGTATGGAACTACATCATGCATCGCGGGGCGGATGGCACCGATCTTCTCATCGACAACGGCGGCTCCAGCAACAGCGGCATCGTCGCACACAACCGCGTAGGACACGCCGATGCGACTAGCACTCACATCATGGGCGCTGCGACTGGTTTGAGGTTCTTCGACAACCTCTCCACGTCCGTTGCCACCGCTTCCGGCTTCGTCCTGCCGGCGATTGATGTGGATTCCTAAGATCAACGTGACCATTTGAGGTTTTCATGGAAACTCAGACCTTCGACACTAAGCCCCTCTATCGGCCGGATCAACTGCAGACGGCGAAAGAGGAAATCCGGTCCCTGGAATCCAAGCTCGCCAATCCTCTCATCCAGGACAAGGGCGAGGTCGGCAAGCAGTTGCGCCGGGCCAAGCACGTAACGGCGCTCCAGACGCCGGAGCCGCCTGCCACCGTCGAGGAAGAAGGCCGGATGGTCGCGCGCAGCAAGTCGTTGCTGTCCGACATCCTGCAGGGCATGCCTTCCCATGAGGAGATGCGCAAGTCTCCCCCTGGGGCGATCGACAAGCACCGCCACTGGGAGAGTCGCAACAAGGCGAAGATCCTCGAATGGAAGAACCTGCAGCTGCGGCTGACTTCCGGTTCAGGGGATCGAGAAGTCGCCAATCTGGAACGGCATCGCCCGCACGCCTCCACGCTGAACATGGACACCACGTTCATTCAGGGCAAGAACTTCTTCATGCCGGAGACTTCCGGGCCGGCTGTGGTTTTCAGTGACGCTCAACTTGCTGTTCTGCGCAAGATGTCGCCGCAACTGGCCGATGCGCTCGCCATGATGACGAACGTCCAGCGGCAGGAAGTGAAGGAAGCCATCAGCGGCATCGGCCTTGCGGAGCCATCGCAGGCGTCAATCGACGGCAAGCGCGGCGTCGAGAAGCGTGATGCGAAGAAACGGCAACTGAGCGAGTCCCAGAAGGCGGCTATGGCTGCTGGCCGGGCTGCGGCAGCGAAGCGCAAGGCAGAGAAGGCTGCTAAGGCATGAGCACGCCAGATGGGACCAAGGTCCTAGACATTCACGGCAGGTACTACGAGGCGAGCCAGCGCGGGAATCTATTCGTAGCGCACGCCATCGTCACCGCGCCAGTGGTCTACACGACCGAGGCTGGCACTGGCGGGCCGTTGCTGTGGAACGGTTCCGGCGTCGCCACGAACCCTGGAGCCAAGGTCAAGGCGAATATCCTGGCAGTGGGATTCGGAGTGACCACCGTCACCACGGTTGCTGCCGCTCTCGGATTCACTGGCGGGGATGCGCAAACAGCGGCCCCGACTACGACGACCGCAATCGACAGCACTTCCAATCTGCTCATCGGCGGTGACGCATCGCGCTGCACTGCGTATCGGGTAGGAACCACGGTGGAAAACAAGTTCTTCATACCCTTCGCCCATGTGCATACCGGGGCTCTGACCGTGGATACGACAGGCGTCCAATGGATCGACTTCGGCGGAATGATTACTGTCGAGCCCGACAGTTTCGTGTCGATTGCAGCATCGGCCACGGCCTCGACGCTCGTTGCGTCGATTAGCCTCATCTGGGAAGAAGTTCCGGTCTAATTTATGGGAGCGGTAGTTGAGCACTACGTCGCAGCTAACCGACTTCTCTGACCTCTACACCGATCTCCAGAACAGGGTAAGGGCACAGACCGGAGTCACGGCAACCGAGAATCAGGCAAAGCGATACCTCAATATCGCGTTGCATGACATGCACATCGGTTTCGAGTACCGCTTTCCTTGGGCGGAACGCTCGGCACGTCTTCTCACGCAGGCTGAGTACACGACCGGGACTGTCACGGCGACGAAGGGCTCGACCACGATTACCGGGACGAGCACGCTCTGGGACACGAACAACGACTTCACCGTGAAGAACATGCGGGCGAACGGGAAGATCCGCATTGCCGGGAGCCTGACGCCCTACGTCATCAGTTCGGTGACGAATGACACCACGGCCGTCCTGACGAGCAAGTTCACGGAAACGACCGTGACGGACGAGACGTATGTGTACTACGAGGACGAGTACGACCTGGCGAGCGACTTCCTTCGCCCGGTGGACATGCAGCAGTTCTCGGATCAGATGTCGATCGAGTTGATCGGCAGGACCGAGTTTCGCAGGCGCTACCCGGTGAACGCGACGACTGGCCGGCCGACTGTCGCCACGCTCATTGACTCGGCGCCCTCGGGCAACACGACGCCGGTTCGCCGGGTGAAGTTCTACAAGCCGCCCTCGACCGCGATGAACATTCCGTACACGTACATCACGTCCAGCCTTGCGGTGAGTTCGGCAGGGGCGGCGCAGGCGAATATGTCTGCCGCCTCGGACGAGCCGATCGTTCCGCTGCGCTACCGGCATGCACTGGTCTTTCATGCCCTGACGCACTGGTACAGGGACAAAAAGGACGACGTTCGCATGGAAGCGGCCAAGGGCGAGTACACGGACCTGATGCTGCGGATTGTGAGCGACGTGGAGGTAGGGGGAGTGAGGCCGCAAATCCGGCCGCGGGTGTCCGAGTACCGCCGTAGCGCCAATCGGCCGTGGGGCGGGCGTTCATTCACCCCGGGATCCTGATGGCTGCCCTGAGAACCCTGACGCTGCGACACTTCTTCGGTGGCGGGTACGCGACCGACTTTGGGCCATCGGCTGACGTATCCCCAGACGCTTCGGGGAAGGTGACGATTCCGTTCCTGGTCGATGCCGACGACGTGCTGTTCGAACTGGATGGGGGTCCCAGAAAGGCCGGCGGGGCCTCGAAGGTCAATTCCTCGGCCCTCGAGTCAGGGGCAAAGATCATGGGGGTGTACGACTACTGGCGGCAGGGAGGATCCGGCGCCCCTTCCAGAAGGCGGGTTGTGCATTGCGGAACGAAGGTGCTGGCAGATACGGACGACGCCTCTTTCGTCACCGAACTGGCGACCGGGTTCCAGTCCGGGGCGGTCCCGTCCTACTCGACCTTCGACGACCTGCTGATCTTCTCCTCGGACTCGACCGTGGATGTCCCGCGGTCCTGGGACCAGACCACGGCCCAGAACCTCGCAGGAAGCCCGCCACGCTTCTCCTTCTCGGTGTCGCACAAGAACCGCCTCTGGGCTGCTGGCGTGTACGCCAACCCCTCCAGGCTGTACTACAGCAGCAATACGGACCCGGAGGACTGGACGACTACCGGGGGCTCGATCGACATCGACCCGAACGACGGGGACATCATCACCGGGCTGGTTAGCCACAAGGACGAGCTCTGGGTCCACAAGGGCCCGAACAAGGGCTCCATTCACCGGATCACCGGCTCGAGTCCTACCGGGTCGGACGGATTCGCCCGCAAGAACTTCGTTGTGGGGCTGGGGGCATGCTGGCACAACGCCATCTTCCGATTTGCCGATGACATCGGGTTCGTCAGCCAGTACGGCTCGGTGCATAGCCTTGCGGCGACCGCGGCGTACGGGGACTTCTTCCAGGCCAGCCTTTCCCGGCCGATCAACAACGGCTGGATCAAGGCGAATCTGAACTACAACCGGCTGCGGAACGTGTCCGCGGCTACGGACCCCCTTTCCGGGCTGGTGTTCATCACTGGCTCGTGGTCCGGGGCGACCTCGAACAACAAGGTCATGGTCATGGATTTCAGGAGCGCCCCGGACATCATCCGATGGTCGAAGATCAACTCCTACGCGGCTGCAAGCCTTGGGCTGTTCGTGGATACGAGCGGCCTTCGGAGGATCTTGGCCGGCGGGAATGACGGCTTCGTGCGGCGTTTGAACATTGCGGACAGGTCCATCGACGGAACGACTGGACTGGCCTACAGGATCACGACCCCGAAGCTGAACTACGGGCAAGCGATGACGATGAAGACCCTTGAGCGTGGGGCTATCGGCATTGCGCCGAAAGGAAACCACAACTTCACTTTCGGCTGGACGCGGGACGATAACGCCGAGCAAACGCTGACTATGGCTCAAGGTGGTGGAGACGTACTCGGGCCAGCCTCAGCCAATCAGTTCACGTTGAATACCTCCACTCTTGGAGGCGCGTCCTTCGTTGATGTCTTCCACGAATTCAACGAACAAGGCGGGGAAATGCGCAGCGTGAGCTATAAAATCACGGATAGCGTGAACATGCAGGACTTGGAGCTACATTCGATAACGGCTGCAGTACACATAGACGCCGAAAGCACAGAAAATTGACATGACCAAGACATGCACGAAATGCGGTGTTACCAAACCAGTGGATGCGTTTCACAAGCATCCGCGCGGTGCCTTTGGTGTTATGTCTCGTTGTAAGTCCTGTGCGTCTTTGTACGCGAAAGCGCGATATCCAGTAAAAAAAGAATATTTCGCAGCCAAATTTCAAGAGTATTACCAGCGCAACCATGAACATTGCTTGGAGAAAGCGAAGGAATGGAGGCTGGCGAATCTTGATAGAACTAAGACAGCTCTGTCCAAATGGAGGGCAGAAAATAAACCTAGAACTAGACAGCATGCGAAATCGTGGCAGGCTAAGAATAAAGATGCAGTTCAAGCCATTAAGCGTGCTTGGACCAAAAGAAATCCCGGATACCAAAAAGAATACTATGAGAAAAACAAAGATAGGATCACCGCGAGAACTGTTGCGTGGCAAGAAGCGCATCCTGAAAGAGCGGCAGCATTCCTGCGAGCCAATAGAGCGAAGAGACAGGATGCATTCGTCGAGCATGTAGATCCCGCTGTCGTATACGAGCGTGACATGGGTCTCTGTCAAATCTGTGGGCTGCCGATTGAGAACGATGATTTTCATCTAGACCATCGCATTCCGTTTGCGCATGGTGGACAACATAGTTACGAGAATTGCCAAAGCGCACACGCAGTTTGCAACATGAGGAAACACAGCAAACTTCCTGAATATTGCGCGCATCTTTGGAGGAGATCGTAATGGCTCTTGCGGTCTATAAAACTTATTCCTCGGGAGAAATCCTACTCGCGTCGGACTTGAACTCCAGCTTTTCGACGATTCACGATAACGCCATCTCCCTGATCTCCCCGATCACGGGAACGCTCGACCTGAACGGCAATGAGTTTATTCTGGATGTCGATGGGGATACTTCTTTAACAGCCGATACTGACGACCGCGCGGATATGCGGCTCGGTGGGGTTGACGTATTCAGATTCGATGGCACTACTGCGTCTGTCGTCAACGGCATTGACTTCGTAGGAACCATCACAGGAACCAGGGCACGGCTAGTAGCCACTGGCGATACGAATATAGGTATTTCTATCCGCGCCAAAGGCACTGCGGCTGGTGCCACAACGGTCATTGAGGATGGCAGTGGCAATGAAATACTGATTGCAGACATTGCCACCGCCTCTGCCGTGAATGAGGTTACGGTCACTAACGCTGCGACCAGCAACCGGCCCAGGATTGCGGCATCCGGTGAAACGAACGTCGGTTTAGCATTGCGACCGAAAGGGACTGGCGCTGGCGCTTCTGTTGTACTCGAGGATGGAAGTGGGAACGAAGTCCTGATTTGCGGTGTAGCTACCGCATCGGCTGTCAATGAATTGACCGTTACAAACGCAGCAACCGGCACTGGTCCGACGTTATCGGTCACAGGCGGCGACACCCACATCGACCTCAATCTCACGCCCAAGGGAGACGGTCTTGTGCGCGGTGTTATCCCGACTGGCGCCGTGGTGCCCTACGTCGGTTCGAGCGCACCGACAGGTTGGGTGCTACTTGCCGGCAAGACGATGGGCAACGCTTCATCAGGAGGTACAGAGCGCGCGAACGCCGACACGGTCACGCTCTACACGCTGCTGTGGAACAGCATGGCGGATGCCGAGGCGCCAGTCTCTACTGGGCGCGGTGCTAGCGCGGCTGCGGACTACGCGGCGAACAAAACTATCACGCTGCCTGATGCGCGTGGCCGCTCGATCTTCGGCAAGGACGACATGGGCGGCTCGGCAGCCAGTCGAGTCACTACTGCCGAATCTGGAATCGACGCAGATACGCTCGGCATAGCTGGAGGCGATCAACGTTTGAGTCAGCACTTGCACGCGGCCGGTACACTGGCAGCCTCTGGAGATGGCAGCCACCAGCACGCATATCTGCTCGGAAACGCAATCGGTAGCGGCAGAGACATCATTGACGCTGGCGGCGATGTTGGTGGAGCAAATTTCCCTGACTCTGGGGCCAATGGAACGCATTCGCACGCGCTTACCGGCTCGACTGCGAACACCGGCAGCAACACCACGTCCGCCAACATGCCGCCGGCGTTGATCCTCAACATGATTTGCAGACTGTGATGAGCGCAAGGTCGAAGATGCTATCGCGGCGCGCAGGATTGCATGAGCCTCATGCATGGTCCTCGTTGGCCAGAGTACGTGATTCGAACGACTTTGTTTTCGTTGAGGACCAATGACACATTGCACGATAAATGGAGATTGCTGAAGGTGTACATCCCGGGAGCGGATTGCGTCATCACTGGACTAACAATCAAGTTGCTGTAGGCCATCACATGCATATTTCCCTCAACCGCCTCACCTTGAGGAACACCAGCACATGCAAGAAGTTGCGCTCTGCTCATGCCCAGTATGCCCTGCGTGTACTGAGTTGGTATCGCGCAGCCAGCGATCAAGGACAGCAGAGCGATGACTAGCCTCATGGCACAGGAGCATACGCCAGTTGTGCAAGCAGTCAAGCCCTCGCGCGCCCAAGTTGTCAGGGATTCCGTGGTGATCCGGCTTGCAACCAATGAGGCAGGCCCTTTGATCGCCGAGATCCTGAAGGAGAACGACATCGAGTTGAACGGGGCTGACTGGTCTAAGGTGTTCCCGCACTGGCTGATCGCCACGGTGGACGATGAGGTAATTGGCTGCTGCCAGGTAGTCGTCTCCAAGCCTGTCGGTTACTTGGAGTTCCTGCTGGTGAGGCCGTCTGTCAGCTTCAAGCTCCGGGCGGTTGCTCTGCGGAAGCTCGCCATTCAAGGTATGGCGACCCTGTACCACGGCGGGGCGCAGTACGTGGCAGGGATGGTTGCCGTCAAGGATCAGAAGTTTCTCGATGTGATCGAGAAGCTGAACGTGAAGCCGCTCTACACCGCGCACTTGGTAGTTAAGAGACTCGCATGAGCACGAAGACCAAAGTTCAGAACGCACCGCCGACCGCTCAAGAAACGGAGTTGATGGCGCTGCAGAAGGAGTTGGCTACACGTCAGCTTGCGCAGATCGACGAACTCCAGCCGTTCCAGTCTGAACTTGTACGGCAGTCGATGGCGGAATTGGAACGGCAAGGGAAAATATCTGCGGCGATTGGCGCGGCTGTAACCCCTGAGCAGGAGGCCGAGCAGTACAAGGCGGATTTCGAGCGCTCGCAACGCCTCGGCCCAATCCAGGACGAACTGCTGCAGCTTCAACTGGAGGCGGCAAGGCAGGGCGGGAAGCCGACAGATGAGCAACTGGCGCTCATCAAAGAAGCCACTGACAGGGGCATTGAGTCCGGGACTGCGGACATTGATCTGTCCACGAAAGGCGGCATCGGGCTTATCTCAGACGAGCTTGCGAACTCCCGCGGACTTCGCCTATCTGACTCCCCGATCATGAACGAGGCCGGGAATCTGGTCGCCGGCTCGGAGGACTTGAAGGCGAACCTCATCAGGAGCATGCGGGCGAACGAGGCCACTGCAGCATTGAACTACCCTCTTGCAGCAGCCGGAGTAACGAGCGGGATAAATTTTAATCAGCAGAATCTCGCCGAGCAGTCAAAGGCGTTCCAAGCAGAACTGCGACAACGGGCTTTTCAGAATCGGCTCGCCTTCACCGGGCAGACCGGGCAATCCGGGCTTGGGCTTGCTTCTGCGAGTAGGACCCCGATGCAGAGTTTCGGCGGCGGCGGTCAGAATTCCAGCAAGAGCGGCATCGGATTGACGGAAGCGGCACAGATTGCTAGTGCTGCGTATGGCGCCTATTCGGCCTACACGGCTGCCGCTGCTTCGGATCGCCGTCTGAAGACGGACATCAAGCGCGTCGGTGAACTGCCTTCCGGCATCCCGGTTTACGAGTTCCGCTTCATCGGGACCGAGGACGTACACCGCGGAGTCATGGCCGACGAAGTGCTGCCCGTCATTCCAGAGGCCGTCCTGACGGACGAGGACGGCTACTACATGGTGCGGTACGACTTGCTGAGGTAGACATGGCCCAACTCTTTCAGGATGAAATGGCAGCCCTCGGGATCGCGGACACTGGGGCCGCGATGACAACCCCGGGCGCCGGCATTGGCATGGCTCCTGCTGCACAGCCGCAGAAAAGGTCCGGGTTCGACATGTTCATGGAAGGCGTTGGGGGCGCTGCCGCTGGTGCGCTTGGAAAACCGCTGCCGCATCAAGTACGCGCCGAAGCCGAGAGAAAGAAACGTACCCTGGAGTTGCAGGAACTGCAGTCCTTCACGAACGCCTTGGAGGAGGGCGTGAAGCTCACCGATGGCTTGGAGGGCCCGGAACGCGATACCTTCGTGAAGTCCTACAAGGAGCGGCTGAACGCCTTGGAAGGCGGGCTTGGGGACACCTATGAGGCTGCGACGAAGCGCCCCGAGATGCTGACCAAGTTCCGGGAAGTCCTGCCGCACCTGCCTGAGCATCTTCGCAAGATGGCCGAGGCGAACCCGAAGGGCTTCCTGAAGTTCGCTGGTACGGCTGAGGGCGTGAAAGTAATGACCCAGGCTGACGACCAGCGGATCCTCTCTGGCGCCACGAAGAAGGTCCAGACGACGATGATGGGCCTGCAGCAGCTTATCAAGCCGGAGAAGCTGGCGGAATTCAACAAGGACGGGGTGCTGACGGCTTCGGAAATCCGGGAGATGCAGGCGGACCTGCCGGAACCGCTTCGCCTGTCCGAACCGGAGATGCAGGCGATCGGCCGTAACGATGAGTCGTTCTGGACCAGCATGGGCGTGCTGTCCGGCAAGGGCGAGCAGGACTTGATGAAAAAGCGCGCAGGGAAGGTCGGAGAGGCGCCTAAGACGAGGACCGTTCGCCGCGGTGACAAGGAGATCACTCAGTCGTTCAAGGATGGGAAGTGGGTCGATGAGGAGTCCGGGCAAGCGTTCAAGCCGAGCGAAGGCGATACGGTGAGCGAATCCGACATCGTAGGCCGGGAGTTCAAGTTGTCCGATGACTATCGGGCCGACACGAAGAAGTTCGCCGAACGACGTCCGTTGTTCGATTCCGCGACCGACTACATGGCGAATCGCCCAGAAAGCAAGACTTCCTCTGGCGATGCGGCGCTGATGTTCGCCTACGCCAAGATGCGCGACCCGAACGACAGGCTGGCCGTGTCAGAGACTCGGGATCTGGTCAAACTCGGCAACATCTTCGAACGATTCGGGGTGAGCGTGACCGGAGTCCTGGAGAAAGGCGAAACGCTGCCCGACCGTGTGGCCAAGGATATGTACGCGGAAATCCGGCGAGCCTTCACCGAGCAGAACAGGCAGCAGGCGAAGATCGAAGCCGACTACCGCAGGAAGACCACGGACTACAAGGGAAACCCTGATCGCGTGGTGAGGCCGCTCGCCATCCCGGAGGAGCAGTTGAACCCGAAGGGCGGTGGTGGTGAACCATCCCAAGCCGACCTGGAGTTCACCGCCAAGAAGCACGGCATCACGGTCGAGGAAGTGAAGCGCAGGCTCAAGGCGGGGAAAAAGTAAATGGCCGTCGATCTTCTCGCGGACGAGGAAGGTGTTGACTTGCTCGCAGGGGCATCCTCTGCACCAGCGACCGCTGACCCTCTTTCCGAGAATCTGCGCAAGATCGACGAGCAGACGAGGGCCGAGTCGTTCGAGGAACCCGGCAACTTCTCCTACCTGTTCAACCGGCTGAAGAAGGGCTTTGCCGGGTTCATGGGGTTGCCCGGGGATGTCGTTCAGATGCTCAAGCCGACGCCGGAAAGCAGGCGAGCCAGGGCATCGAATCCGAACGAAACGATGCCTGACGCAGAGCGCGAGTTGCTGCTGCGGCTGGCTGCCGAGGAGGAGGCCGAAGGACCGGCGACATCCTACGCAGGCCGCGTGCTGGAAAAGCCCATTGCGACCAGTTCGGATTACCGGGAAATCCTCGGTGTGGACCCGGAGATGAAGACCGGCAAGGACTGGCTTCGCTATACCGGGGGTGTGGCAGAGATGGCCGGGGCTGGAGGGCCGTTTGGGCTTGCCGCGAAGCCCGCAACGCTGTTCCCGCTCGCCACTGGCATCACCGGGTCAGGGGTAGGCATGGAGGCCGGCGGGGACGTTGCCAGCGGTCTAGGATTGTCCAGGGAGGCCGGGGAGGCTGGTGGCGCTCTGGCCGGCGGGCTTGTCAGTGCCATCGCCCCGAATATGGCGGCGAAAGGTGCCGGAGCGCTCCGTCGCAAGTTCTCGCCCTCTGCCCAGAAGTCCCTTGCCGAGTCCGCAGCCAGCAAGGAAATCGGCCTGCAACTTGAATCCTACCCGCCAGCCAAAGCGAACATCGCGCGCAGCCTGGAAGTCTCTGATGAGATGTCGAAGGCTGGCGCCGATTTCTCGCCGTCGCTTCCTGCCCGTAGTGGCTCCCCGGGATTGCTGGCAGAGGAAAAGCGCCTTGTCGCCCAAAGCCCAAGGACACTGAATAAAGCGGTCGAGCGGGTCGAGGAGAATCAGCAGGCCATCCGCAAATTCCTTGACGAGAAGTTCAAGCCTGTAGGTGGGCCTACTGCGGCGTCCAAGGTGGCGGCACTGCAGAAACAATCCGTTGTTCGGCTTGAGGGCATGAAGGCGGCGATCGACGACAAGCTGGACGATGCCGTGCGGGTATTCGAGTCCAACCCGGATAACTTCGAAAATGGCAAGCGGCTCAGGGACCTGTTCTTCAAGCAAAAGGAAGTCTACTCGGGCATCCGCGGGCAGAAGTACCAAGCTGTCTATGAGGCCGCGGACCGCCTTGGCGTGAAGGCGAACATCGACGACGTGGTGCAGTACGCCGACGACGTGCTGAAGAACGAACTGAATGCCTACCAGGCATCCGAGATTCCCCCGGTGTTTCGGCAACTGACGAAGGAACTCACGGATGTCCCGGACGACCTGAAGGCGTTCGTTGCGAAGCAAGGTGGGCCGTCAGGCGAAGTGTCGTTCGCCAAACTGCACTCGCTCTACAAGCGCACGAACTCGGACCTTGCCTCTCTGCGTGGCTCCATGTCGGCGGACAAGGACTTCAAGATCATGCTGCTGGAGGGTCTGAAGACCAAACTGAACGGCAAACTTGCCGCATTTGAAGCGGAAGGCTTCGGGGAAGTGGCCACGAAGCTGAAGGAGGCGAATCGCTTCTACGCCCAGGAGTACCTGCCTCGGTTCAAGCAGGGCTTCGGCGGGGACATCGCGGCCAGGTATTCGACCGGGGAGTTCCGCACTGCTGACCAGATGATAACCGGCATGGTCACGAAGGCGAACAACACGCAGGCAGCCAAGGACTTCAAGCTGCTGTTCGATGACATCCCGGAAGCGCACCAAGCACTCAGGGCCGGGTATCTGGACGAGCTCTACCGCAATACCGGAGTCATCGGGAAGGACGGCCGTATCGTCCAGCGCTCCCTCGATACGTTCCTGCGTAAGCATGAACCGACCCTGAAGGAGTTTCCGGCCATCAAGACGGAACTGAAGCAACTGGCGTTGGACAACGAGGCGTTGCTGGCTCGACGAGCTCACATAGTCGCTGCGGAGAAGAAACTGGCGGCGCAGGACTTGTTCAAGCTGTTCCAGGGCCGAGATCCTACCGTAGTCCTCACGGAAGCGGCCACGAAGCCCAATGTCATGCGAGCCCTCGCCTATCAAGCGAGAAAGGACCCGAACATGGCGAAAGGGCTTACTCGAGGAATTGCCGAGCACGTTGCGCACCAGCCGGATCCTGCGGCCTTTCTCGCTGCCAATGAAGAAGCCATCCGCATCGGCTTGAAGCCCTTGGGGGATGAGCACTTCAAGAACCTGCAGGTAGCCGTAGAGGCCATGACGATCAACGCGAGGAACCCAGTCACCATGACTGTCGGCGCCGGCAGCATCTCGCCCGACCAGCTGGCATCTGGCATCGGGAGTTCCCCGCGGGCACTGGTATCGGCCTACCTGAGCGTGCAGCGCGGCCGTACTGGGACTGAGCAGGAGGCTGCTGCCATTCTCGGGCGGTGGTTCGACAAGCTGCGCCGGGAGCACAAGCTGGTTGCGATGGAGGCGGTGTTCTACGACAAGGACACGGCCAGGGCTCTAGCGAACGTGGTCAAGAACCCGCAGAGCGAAAAGGTCAACTTGGACTTCGTGACCCAGATGACTTCCCTCGGGGTTCGTGCGTCTGTGGCTATGCAGGAGTGACTAGGAATGCGCCGCCAATCCCGGTCTGACGTGCTGCCGATCTACGGGGACGTGAAGTACGGCACTGGTGGGCGTACTCAGGGCAAGTTCGTCATGGGGGACGGCGAATCCAAGCCCGTCTACAACTTCCTGCTGCTGCAGGAGAACCGAATCCCAATCGCCCAGGAGGACGGGAAGCACATCTTCCTCGAGGACGCCAATGCCTAGCAGCCCTCTCGGCGATCCGATTTCCTCGCTGACCGAGGCAACGAGTCTCGACGGCACGGAAACAGCCGCGGTTGTCCAGAACACCAAGACGAAGCGCAGCCTGCTGTCCACGATTGCCGATTACGTCATTCAGACGGCGACCTCCTTCGCCCAGTCCGGTAGTGCACCGAGGACGAGGACCGCAGAAGACAAACTGCGGGAATGGAAGTCGGTCCTCGATATTGCCGTCGCGCCCGATTCGGACGACTTCGCTACGGCCATCGCGGACTATGCCTGCGTCCTAGTCCCAGGAGATACGACCTACACGCTGGCAAGCGATGTGACAGTGACTTACGGCACGACTGTTTTGGTTATGCCTGGCGCAGTCCTGAGTGGCGCTGGATCGCTTTTGGAGGAGGGCGGCAGGGTCATCTACATGGACGAAGAAGCTCCGCTGATGTTCGACGATTTCACCGGCAACGGCGCTATCACTGGAAGAACGCCAACTTTCGGCACGAATACATGGGTCAAAAGCGGTGCGGGCGACGCATCAACAAGCGGCGGTGAACTCACCAGCAACGGGTCGAATGTCTACTGTATTCAGGACATGGACGAGACACCTTGGGAGCTTTCTGGGGTGTTCGAGATCACTACCACCACTGTCAGTGTAACGATGGCGTTCATCAGGGATTTCCCAGGCGATGCCCTAGATGATATGTGGCACGTGAGTCTAAACCTGACATCAGGAACGGGTCGCATTCGCGGGAGCTATTGGAAGAACACAGCGACCGACCAAACACCGCAGATGACCTCCGAGACAGAAGAGGTTACGTTGGCAGCAGGCACCAAGTACCGAATGCGAGCCATCGTGGACGGGAAGTGGTCTTACGCTTCGATAGAGACACTTGCCGGGGCGGTCCTTTACTCGGTTGCGTATTACGAAGACGAAATCCCAAATGTCGTAGGGCCGTACGCTTTCTGGCAGATAGGCAGTGCCGGCTCTGATCTTGTATGGCATGAGGCGTCAGCTAGGGCCAAGCCAACCAGAAATACCCCTCGTGGTAGCTATGCGACATTCCAAGCAGGGATCGGCGGCACGCCAATAGGTCTGAATAACCCCGCGCCGATACACACCAACTCACTTGCTGTCGGGATGCGGGCAAGGCCCAGAGCTAACGCGCTTTCCGTTCATTTTTCTGGCACTCAGTACCCGATCATATCTTCTGAAAATATCCCTAGGATCAGGCTAAAGGCGACTGCAAACGCTTTTCAGCAGTCGCTGGACTTTGAGCAGTTTGGCGGGGCGGTGTCGAGGGTCTACAGCGCCGGTAACGCTAACGACATCAGGATCGAAACGAACGGTTTAGACAGATTCGTTTCCCCCTTTGCTACTGCAAGTCCAGATTACTTCGTGCGGGGGTACGTTTTAACGGGCGGCTCCTCTGGTCAAGTAGTGAGCGGAGACAAAATTTCAGCCGACAAAGGCGATGCTGCGGCAACCCTGACCTTTGGTACTTCAGAAAAGACAAGCATCTGGAGTACGGAATTGTCAGCGGATCGTGCGGTTACGCTTGCTACCAGCGGCGTTCCGAACGGAGCAGAACTGGAAATCCTACGCCCGGCTGCGGGCGCATTCAACCTGAACGTAGGCACCGGACCTCTCTACGCGCTCGCCACTGGCGAGGCTTGCCGCGTGAAATTCAACGGGACAGCTTGGATCGCGGTACAGAAATGGACGATCTAGCCCCAGTGAACAACATCGGCGCAGTGAACAGCGAAGGATTGGACGACTGATATGACCGAAACCTTGAACCAAGCAAGCATCCTGCTCGTCCACTTGGCGGCATTCGTCGCGTGTATCTACCTGTGGAAGCGCGCGCCAGATCCAGTGCAGCGAGGCATCCTGATCGTGATCGCATCGGCCATGATCGTCTACACCTTCTGCGACGGACTTACCCTCTACGGAGTCGGCAAGAACGGAAACAATTTCTTCGGCATCGACCGTGTTTGGAAGGTGAAGATATGGGCAGACGGATTCGCCCACTTCGCCGTCCTACTGTACCTCGCGCGGCAATGGTGGCTCACAACGGGCTTCTGCGCCGCGCTGAAGGAAGCGGAGGACCCCGGCGATGCCTGAAGCAGCGATTGCGACCGCCCAAGCCGTAGAGAAGCTGGGCATCATCGGAGTGCTCGCGCTCATCATCTTCCTCGTAGCCTATGCCGCCATTCACTTCCGAAAGGAACTCATCTCTGCGCACCGGGAGAATACGACCCTGCGCCAGATGCTGCTGATCGTGAAGATCGCGGCGGACGGGGCGGGAGCCAAGTACGACCTTGATGGGGTAGGAGACATCGAGAAAATGCTCAAGGTGAACTCATGAACATTCAGATCCTGAAGGCTCAACTGGTCAGGCACGAAGCTCTGCGACTCAAGCCCTACAAGGACACCGAAGGCATCCTCACCATCGGCGTCGGCCGGAACCTGGAGAAAGGCATCACCGAGGTCGAGGCGATGGTGCTGCTCGACAACGACATCATCAGCGTGTTCGATGACCTGGACCGCTACTGCCCGTGGTGGCGCAGGATGAGCGAGGCTAGGCAGCTAGTTCTCGCGGATATGTGCTTCAACTTGGGCATCAAGCGGCTGATGGGGTTCATGAAAACCCTGTCTGCGATGCAAAGCGGGAGGTACGAGGTCGCGGCGGTTGAAATGCTGGACAGTCTGTGGGCCAAGC